AGGCAACCCGCCGGTCACGGTGCGACCAGCACCAACGCATCTGGGTCAACCCGAGCAAGAACACGAACGAACTCTCGAGCTCACTGCGCAAACGGATCCGCGCAGCTCAACTACTTCGCGAACCGCAATGCAGACGGTGCGGAAGCGACGAGCAACTCGAAGTCGATCACATCGTCGAAATCGCCGACGGCGGCGCGATCGAGGATCCGAGCAATCTGCAGACGTTGTGTCACGACTGCCATTCCGACAAGACAGCACAGGCCCGACGAAATCGACGCCCACCCCCTCGACAGGGATAGGGGAGTTCAGATTTCGGCCGGGCCCGCTCGGAGCGCGTCGGAGGCAGCTTTCTTCGCAACGGCTCAGAATTGTCGACCCCCCTTTACCGGCACACTTTCGTTCCCCTGTCAACCCTTTTTCGTCCCCTGATCTCATCGAGATCGGGGGATTTCTCATGTCCAAGGAGGTTCCCCGATGGCCGCGACTGCGAGCCGTGGCCGGAAGGCTAAGCCGACTCATCTTCGACTCGTCGAGGGACAGGGCCCGGGCCGCGATGGTGAACCGCGCGACTCTGGTGGCCGGCCCTTGCCAGCCACCCCCGAGTTCGCTCGAGCACTGCCTACCAAGCCGGACGATCTCAGCCTCGACGATGACGCGTCGTGGCTCTGGGACATGGTCATCGACCAGATGGGCGCCGGCAAGCTGCTCAAGCCGTTGGACGGCCCCAGCCTCGAAGTCATGTGCCACACGTTCGCGCGGTGGCGGCAGGCGGTCCGGCAGCGCAGCGCGCACGGTCTGACCGATGAGAACTCGCAGGGCACCCGTGCGGCGCCCTGGGTCGGCATCGAGGAACGCGCGTCTAAGGAATTCCGCTCGTGGTGTGCCGAGTACGGCATCACCCCGGCGGCGGAGAAAAATCTACGGGCAAGCGACGAGGGAAATGGCAACGAAAGCAACCCCTACGCCTAGCGCGGCTGGGACCGGTGAAGCCTTGGGGCTCCCCTCGCCGGCGGTGCTTCGCCGGCTGAAACTCAGCCGGGAAGTCGCCTGGTACATGGTGACTCGCGGCTATGAGCTCCCCGATCACCCGCCGATGGTCAAGACGCCCGAGGGCAACAGCGAGCCCGGTGCGCTGTTCGATCCGTCCCGGGTCGACCACGTGCTCAAGAGTTTCTCGCTGCTTCGCCACACTCAGGGCCGGCTCGCGGGGAATCCGCTGAACCCGGATCCGTGGCAGATCGCCTACATTCTGGCGCCTACATTCGGATGGATCAAAGAGAACCCCGACGGTATCTGGGTCCGCGTGGTGTCCGAGCTCTACCTCGACGTGCCGCGTAAGAACGGCAAGTCCACGATCGCCGGCGGTCTCGCCCTGTATCTGACCGGCGCGGACGGCGAGCCCGGCGCCCAGGTGGTTGCCGCGGCGACGACCGAGAAACAGGCCCGGTTCGTGTTCAACCCGGTCAAGTCCCTAGTCGATAAGGCGCCCGGTCTGCGCGGCGCGTTCCGGCCGCTGAACTCGAAGATCCTCCACCCGAAGTCGGACAGCTATTTCGAAGTCGTGTCCTCGGCGGCAGACGCCCAGCACGGCGCGAACCTGCACGGCGGGATCGTCGACGAGCTCCACGTCCACAAGACGCCGGATCTCGTCGAGACTCTCGAGACCGGTACGGGCTCCCGTGATCAGCCGCTCATGGTGCTGATCACCACGGCCGACGACGGTAAGCCGAACACGATCTATGCGCGGAAGCGTCGCAACGTCGAGCAGCTGGCGAAAGGTGTGCTCAAAGACTCGTCGACCTATGGCGTCGTGTTCGGGGTCCCCGACAAGGCGGACCCGCTCAAGCCGGCGAACTGGGCGAAGGCGAACCCGGGTTACCCGATTTCGCCTACTCATCCGTATCTCGAGAAAAAGGCGCGGCAGGCGAAGAACGATCCGACGCAGCTCGCGAGCTTCAAGCGGCTCCATCTGGGTATGCGGACCAAGCAGACCACGGCGTATCTGGACCTGCAGGCGTGGGAACGCAACGCCGGCCCGAAGATCGACGAGGGAAAGCTGCACGGCCGGCCCTGCTACGGAGATCTCGACCTCGGCAGCGTGTCCGACCTGACCGCGCTCGCGTGGCTGTTCCCAGCCGACGACGACGAGAGTTTCGATCTGCTGTTCCGCTTCTGGACGCCCGAGGACAACCTCGACGCGCTGGACAAGCGGACCGCGGGAGCGGCGTCGCGGGAATGGGTCCCGAAAGGATGGCTCGCTCTCACCCCGGGCAACGTCACCGACTACGACTGGATTGAGAAACAGATCCTCGAGGACTGCGACGTATTCGACGTGCAGTCGATCGGGTTCGACCGGTGGAACGCGACGCAGCTGGTCAACGACCTGCAGGCCGAGGACGTGCCAATGGTCAAGGTCGGACAGGGTTTTTACACCATGAACCCCGCCATGAAGGCGCTGCAGCGGTTGCTGCTCAAGGGCAAGCGGACGAACCCGCTGCTACGCCACGGCGGCAACCCGGTCATGCGCTGGATGATCGACAACCTTTCCGTCGCGACAGATTCCGCGGGCAACGTCAAGCCCGACAAGGCGCACTCGGCCGACAAGATCGACGGCGTTTCGGCGCTGGCGATGGCGCAATCCGAGGCGCTCAATACCGCCGTCGAGCGCAGCGCTTACGACTCGGACGGCGGCGACCTCGACATCTTCTAAGTCTCAACTCAAGGCAGGTATCCGATATGTGGCTCACCCCCGGGAAGCGAATCAGTCTCACTCTGACCGACGGGACAACTTTCGAGGGCACCGCCCGGTTCACGTGGGCATTTTGGCGGACGGTTCGCCTGGTCGACGTGGCGGTCCCCGGTTCCTTGGGGGTCGCCGAGGTCGAGGGCGAAATCCGGATCCCGCGTCACAGCCTGGTCTATGTGCAGGTGGTCGGCTAATGAGCATCGTCACTAAGAGCGGTGGCCGCATCACTGCCAGCGGCTACCCGATGGACACCACCGAGGGCAAGGCGGGTTTCTACACGCGGGATGCAGGGCAGCCGCTCATCGGTTATTCCTCGCACCCGACGGACCCGCTACAGCTCTGGAAGTCACAGCCGGCGCTTCGCAAGGTGGTCAGCTTCATCGCGCGCAACGTCGCGAGTGTGTCATGGCACGCCTACGAACGTGTCAGCGACGCCGACCGGCAGCGCCGCGCGAGCTCGCCGGCCGAGCGGGTCCTCGCCCGGCCGCAACGCTTTCAGTCCGGGTTCCGCTTCTGGGAGCTGATCACGACCGACCTAATGATCTTCGATCGTTACGTCGCCGTGGTCACCGACGGCGGGCTCACACGGATCCCGCCGGCGCAGACGCGCATCGTGTCGAATTGGCTGGGGCAGCCGTCGGGGATCGAGCTGCTCACCCCGGCCGGGCAGGACAACATCGACCTCACCGAGTTCCCGCTCATGGTCGGTTGGGGATGGTCGCCGGGATCCGCCGGCGGTGTCTCTCCCATGTACACGCTCGCCGAGATCCTCGCAGAGTCCCGGCGCGCTGTTCAGTGGCGCCGGCAGCAGTGGGACAACAGCCCGAAGTTCAACGGCGTACTCAAGCACCCGTCCACGTTCAAGAATCCCGAGACCCGCGAGCGCGTGAAGAACACGTTTAGCTCGTGGCGGGATCGGAACCAGGGCACCCCGATCCTCGAGGACGGGGTCGAGTACGAAACGATCGACGGCTTCGACGCATCGAAGTTCGCCGATGATGCCGCGGGCCGGCAGCTCACCGACGCCGAGGTCGCTTCGGCGTTCCACGTGCCGCCCGAGCTCGTCGGCGCACGGGCGGGAAATTTCTCGTCGGTGTCGGTGTATCGGCGCATGTTGTTCGGTCCGGTGCTCAAGCCGATTTTCAAGGATCTCGAGCAGGCGGTCAACGCCGAGATCGTCCCTCACCTGGACGCGACCGAAGGTCTCTACCTCGAGGCCGATCGCGAAACGGCGATGGACGGTTCGCCGATGGAGCGGGCGCAGATGCTGCAGACGATGACCGGCGGTCCGACGATGACACGGGCCGAGGCGCGTTCGGCGCTGAACCTGCCATTCATCGAGGGCACGCAGGATCTCATCGTTCCGATGAACGTCACCGCCGGCGGTCTCGCATCGCCGACGGATACGGGATCGCAGAACCGCGGCGAGAACTACGACGGGCCGGCCGAGCAGGCCGAGACGACACGGTCGCTGCTGGTGGCTCGTGCGCGGCAGATGCTCGACGCCGGTGAGCGGTCCCCGACGGTGGTCAAGGCCGACGGGCGGGTCCTCCGGCGCGACGTGCCTCGTGTGGCCGATGACCAGGAACGGCGGCGTGGGGAAGCCTACGCCGGCCTGACATCGGTGCTCGAGCGGCAGCGCGCCGCGATCGAGGCAGCCGGGCACACGGTCGACCCGGGCGGATTCCATGAGCAATGGGATTCGGCGGTCGCGGCCGAGCTCATCACACCGATCACCCTGGCGGCTCACGGGTCGGCGCGGACGGTGCTCGACCGGTTCAACCCCGACGGGGACGGCTGGTCGATCGACGCCATGGCTGCATACCTCGCGGCCATGGCGACCAACACCGCCGGCCGATTAAACGCCGGGGTCCTCGCCGCTGTCGACGACGCCCAGGTCGGCACAGATCCGGGCACCGACGAGCAGGCCGAAGCCACCCGCAACGCGTTCACCACGCTCACCCAGGCGACCGCGGTCGCGTGGGCCGGGACGGTGGTCGCCGACGCGGCCGGGTTCGGCGGATACGACGCAGCGAAAGCGAGCGGCGGCGGCTCCGGAACGAAAACGTGGCTGGTCAACAGCTCGAACCCGCGCGAATCTCACGCGGCCATGAACGGCGAAACAGTGCCGATCGACGGCCGGTTCAGCAACGGCGGGAAGTGGCCGGGCGACGCGGTGAGCCTCGCGGTCGAAGAAATGGCCGGCTGCATGTGCGGCGTCGAGTGGACCGTCGGATGACCAGACGAACAGTAATCAGAAAGGGGCGCCGACATGGCAAAGCCTAGAGCGATCAGTAAACGGCTGCTCGCAAAAGTAGAGCCCGTGTCCGGCGGGCAGCGCGGCGAGTTCACAGCGCTCGTGTCCGCATTCGGCAACGTCGACCACTACGGCGACATTGTCGACGCGGGCGCCTTCGCCAAGTCCCTCGCGGACTGGGAAACCCGGTCCGGGAAGCTCCCCGTGATCTGGTCCCACCAGTGGGACGACCCCGACAGTTTCATCGGCGGCTACATCGAAGCCAATGAGATCGAGCAAGGGCTGCTCATGCGCGGCCTACTCGACGTCGATGACAACCCCCGTGCGGCTCGTGTCTACGACCTCATGGAAAAGGGATACATCGACGAGTTCAGCTTCGGCGGTCTCGCGACCAAGTACGGGGACCTCGAGCGACTCGACGACGGCAGCCTCGCGCAGCACATCACCGAGATCGAGCTCTGGGAAGCCGGGCCCTGCTTCAAGGGCGCCAATCCGGCCACCGAGCTCGTCAGCGTGAAGGCGATGCAGCGAGCGCTCGCCGATACCCAGGTCGAACAGCTCAAGCAGCTGCTCGACGAGCTCATCGCCGAAGGGTCCCCGCCCGGGGATCCCGACGATGAGTCCACCGACGACCCCGGTGAGGACGACGATTCCGTCGATCCCGCCGAGGACGAAACCCGTGGCGCCACCCTGGCGCCGCATGTTCGGGCGCTGCTCGAGCTGACCACCATGACGAAAGGAAATTCCTGACATGACGCTCAAGGAAAAGCTCGCAGCGCTAAAGGCCGAGGCCGACCAGCTGCGCACCAAGGCACAGTCCACCCCCGACGACTTCACCGACGCCGATGCCGAGCGCACCGCCGAAGTCGTGAAGGCGATCGACGAGACCCAGGCGAAGATCGACCGGGTCACCAAGTCGACCCAGGCGCTCGGCGGGGTGGCGAACACCCCGGCCGATCCGGACCAGGAGACCGACAACCCCGGCGGCGACGCTGTCACCAAGGGCCGGTCCCTCGGTGAGCGGTTCGTGAAGTCCGACAGCTATCGGGACCTTCGGAAGAATCACCCGAAGGGCATCACCAAGGGCACCCCGATCCAGCTCGAGGCGAAGAACCTCGTCGCGAAGGTCCTCGACACCGAGTCGGCCGGCCACGACAGCTCTCGCCGGGTCGATGAGGTCGACGATCTCGTCAACCGTCCGCAGCGTCGGTTCCTGGACCTGATCACGACCGGCACGACTTCTATCCCGTGGTGGAAGTACCGGCAGGTTGTGGCGAAGCAGAACAACGCGCGGATCGTCCCCGAGTCGACTGGCACGTCGGGTTCGACTTCGCTCAAGCCGGTCTCCGGTCTGACCATCGTGAACGCCGAGGCTAAGGAATTCACTTACGCCGACGGTATGGAGGTCACGACCCAGGAGCTCACCGACGACGGGATCATCACGACCCTGATCGACACCACGCTCACCGAGAACCTCGAGATCGAGAAAGAGCGTGTTCTGCTGCAGGGCTCCGGCACCACCGGCGGCGAAGGAGACGAGGGCGAGCCTGTCGGCCTGTTCAACCTCTCCGGCGTGCTGCAGCAGGACTACGACACGGACATCTTCCGGTCGATCCGCAAGTCGATCACCCTGCTTCGGAAGAACAGCACCAACATTCAGGCGGTGCTGCTGAACCCCGAGGATAACGAGGAATGGGATCTCGCCCAGGACTCGCAGGGCCGGTTCATGGGTAACGGCCCGTTCGGGTCCGGGCCCGGGACCGCATGGGGATACCAGCGGGTCGAATCCCAGTCCGTCCCGGTCGGCACCGCGGTCGTCGGAGATTTCTCCACGATCCATCTGCTGACCTACCAGGCACTTGCCATCGAGGCGTTCAACCAGCACAAGGATTTCGCGCAGCGGAACCTCGTGTATGTGCGCGCCGAGGAACGTGCCGCGCAGCTGTTCCGCAACCCGGCACGTCTGTGCCTGGTCGACCTCAACGCAGGGAGCTCCGAGTAATGACAAAGATGCTCAAATTCGGGACCGTCCGGGTCCGCGCCGAGGACGCTAAGCGTCTGGGTTACGACCCCTCGAAGGGCACGCCGCTTCGCGATGTCTCTGAGGACGTCGTCGAGGCGCAGCCCGCGCCGGTGGTCAAGACTCGCGGCCGCGGCCGTGGGAAGGCGACCACCAAGGCGACGACCAAGGCGACCACCAAGCAGAAGCCGGCCGGCGAGGATCCCGCGAAGGATCCCGCCGGCGAGGCCGGCGCGGGCGCCGAGGAACAGGGCGCCGGCGACACGGGCGCCGAGGACAAGAGCGCCGACACCAAGTAATCCAGATCCGAGGATGAGGGAACGCACATGGACTACCTCGCAGATATCAACGACCTGGCAACCATCACAGGTCTACCCGCGAGCGCTCCGGCTCTCATCCTCGGACTGAAACGCGCCACGGGCCGGTTCCGCGGGGAAGTAGGGCACCCTGTCAGTCACGTCGCCGACGAGCAGATCAAGCTCAACGGCAGCGGGACCAGGACGCTTCTGCTCCCCGCGGCGCCGGTCACCGGCACCCCCACGATCGCCGTCAACGGCGAGGACATCACAGACTTTCAGCTCGACGCAGAGTCGGGCATCGTCCGCCGGACCGGGAAGGTCTGGCCGGACGGCCTCGGCAACGTCGAGGTCACCTACAGCCACGGCTACCGGGAGACCCCCGAGGACGTGCAAGACGCCGTTCTCGAGCAGGCACAGATCATCGTCGAGGCGCTGGTCTACGTGCAGCAGGAATCGGCCGGGAACAACATGATCGGGTTCGGGCAACAGGCGACCGTCGGTGTCACCCAGCGATGGGCCGACGCGGTCGCGCGCTATCAGCTCGCCCGCGGGATCGGCTCGTGAGGCCGCTCATGCGCCGGCTACGGGTCACCGTTACCCGTCTGCGCGCCGGGCAGCTCATGGACAACAACAGCCCCGTCGACGACTGGTCCCAGCCCGACCGGCACCCGGTACGCGGCGCACTGGTGCAGCCGGCCGGCACCGCCGAGGAACAAGAGCGGCGCGACAGCAGCACCACCCGGTATCAGCTGCAGTTCATGCCCGACCCCGAGGTCACCGAGCGGGACGGTTTCCCCGACATTCAGGCCGGCGATCGGATCGAACTTCCCGGCGACGACCGGCAGTGGCGAATCATCGGCGAACCGCTGATACAGCCGAGCCTCACCGGGATCGGTTACCTCTACTTCGAAATTTCACTGACCGAAGGGTGACACGTCATGGCGAAGAAAATGCGCCTCGAGCTCAACAGCAAAGGGATCGGAGACCTGCTCAAGAGTCGCACCGTGCTCAACGATCTGACCGAGCGCGGGCAGCGTATCCAGAACGCGGCCGGCGGCGAGGACCTGTTCCGGATCAACGCCGCCGTCAGCGGCGATCGTGCTCGCGTGTTCGTCACCACCAACGGTCACGACGGCCGGGTCGCCGAGGCACAGGGCCGAAGCCTCACCAACGCAATCAGCGCGGGCCGGTGATCGCGTGGGACTGCCGCTCATCGTATTCCCCGACATCACCCGAGCAGTCGCCGAGCAGTCCCAGGCATGGTTCGCCAAGCACCTGAACATCGACATGCCGATCGGCGGACAGCTCCCCCGCCCGATCCCCGCCGACTGTGCTCGGCTCTGGGTATCCGGCGGCGGCGAGCGCCGCGACCTGGTCATCGCGACATCGATGCTCACCGTCGAGACCTACGGGCCCACCGAGGAACGCGCCGCCGAGCTCGCCGGCTACTTCGGCGCATGGATCCACGGCCTCGAGGGTCGGGAGCTGATCGAGGGACACCCGATCTACCAGGTGCAGCAGGCAGCCGTTCCGGCGTCGCTCCCCGACCCGACCACCAACAAACCCCGATACACAGCCACCTACTCGCTCGACCTTCGAGGGAAGCGACTCTAGAAAGGAACGCTCACCATGGCAGTCAACCCAGAAAACGTTTGGACAGGCGGTCCCGACCAGGACGTCACCGGCGCAGTCAGTACCGCGCCCGTCGGCGTCGATGTCCCCACCGGGGTCGAGGGTCCGATCAGCGACAACGCGAAGGCGACCGGCTATCTCGACGAGGACGGCCTCACGCTCTCGCTCGATGAGTCGTTCGTCAATATCCCCGACTGGTCGGGGAACATCGTCCGAAAGGTCAAGGAGTCGTTCGACGGCACCCTCGCCTACAACCATCTTGAGCTGAACGCCGAGTCTCTCCGAGATTTCTTCGGCGACGCCAACGTCGATCTCAGCGAAGGCACCAACGGCAAGCAGCTGATCAAGGTGCAGATCAACGGGCAGGATCTCCCGATCAAGGCCCGGTATTACCGGATCAAAGACGGTAAGCGCCGTGCGCTGCTGTTCCTCCCGCGGTCCCAGGTCACCGAGCGCGGCGACGTGCAGTGGCTCAACAACCAGGCCGTGAAACTGCCCGTGACGGTGTCCACCTACCCGGACACCGACGGGAACAGCGCCTACCTGTTCCTCGAGAACGGGGAGATCGTGCCGCTGCAGAACGGCGGCGAAGGCGCTGGCACCGGCGACGGCGGCACCGAGTAAGTCCGCCACCCCATGAACAGCCTTCGCCCTGCAGCTTCGGGGACTCGCTGCAGGGCGAAGGTAACACCCGATCTCGAGTCCCCGCCCATAGATAAGGAGTCCCCCCATGACTTTCGAAGTTCCCCGCTCTAAGGCAAGCCTCAAGCAGAACCAGTTTGAGTTCACCCTTCCCGGATCCAAGAAGAAATATCAGCTCCCGCTACTGCAGTTCGTATCGAACGGGCTGCGCGATCCGCTGGTGAAAACGATCGCCGAGGTCTCCGAGTACGTCGACGCCGAGACGGGCCGGCCGCGGCCGGACATGCCGAAAAGTCTCGGCGTCGCGATCTCCGATCTGACACAGCAGATTTTCGACAAGCACGCTCCCGGCGTCTGGGAGCAGCTCGACCAGGTGCAGATGCAAGCACTCATCGCCGAATGGAACAGGCAATCGTCGACCTCGGTGGGAAAATCCTTGCCCTCTGCCGAGTAACTTTCGGGCGCCACCAGTCCGCCATCGAATATGAGCTGCTCAAGCTCGGCCGAAACATCGAGGATCTCGGAACCCCGGCGCTCTCATGGCGCGACCTCGAGGTCATTATCGCCAACACCCCCGTCGATTCGGCTCTAGGCCGGTCCATGGTCGGCGAGCGCGCCGAGTGGGGAATCAGCGATTACCTGTCCGCCCTGGTCGTCGATGCTCTCAACGCTGGCAACTGGCAGCGCGGCGGCGGCAAGGGCAGCAGGCCGAAGCCGCTCCCCCGCCCGGGGAAGAAATCTGGTGGTCGGCAGATGGGTAGCGAGCCGATTCCGGCCTCGACGTTCGACGGCTGGTGGGACGCACCCCGCGAGGATCCCGACGCAGAGTCCGAGCCGGATCTCGCCGTCGACCCCGTCGGGGAATCCGAAACGGTAGAGCTCACCGAAGAACGACGCCGCTGGCGTCTAAGCAACACGACAACCGAATAGTGACCGAGCTTGATCCACGCGAAAGGCAGGGACCAATGTCCGTTGAACTGGCAACCGCGTGGGTCAAGCTCGTTCCCACCACCGAGGGAATTCAGGGCGAGCTCGCCGAGGCTCTCGGCGCTCCGGCAGAGAAAGCCGGCGAGCAGGCCGGCGAACAAGCCGGCTCCCGTATGCACGACGGGTTCGTGAAGTGGGGACGTCGCGCGGCCATTGGTGGCGCGCTCGCTCTCGGCGGTTTCGCTGTCCATGGGGTCAAGTCCCTGGGGCAGTTCGAGACCGGGATGAACGAAGTCTTTACTCTGCTCCCCGATATGTCTCAGTCCGCCATGGACTCGATGAACGAGGACGTTCGCGGGTTCGTGACGGAAATGGGGGTCGCTCACGACGAGGCGGTCCCCGCCCTATATAGCGCGATCTCGGCCGGTGTGCCGCCCGACAACGTCATGTCGTTCATGGAAACGGCTTCGATGGCTGCAATCGGTGGCGCGACCGAGCTCGAGACCGCGGTCGACGGCATCACGTCCGTCGTGAACGCCTATGGCGAGGAAGCCATGGACGCCGAGACCGCTTCGGACATGATGTTCACCGCGGTCAAGCTCGGCAAAACCGACATGGATCAGCTGTCGTCGAGCCTGTTCAACGTGCTCCCGACGGCGTCCGCGCTCGGCCTCGGTTTCGAGGACATCACCGGCGCCATGGCGTCGATGACCGCCCAGGGTACGCCGACCAGTGTCGCGACGACCCAGCTGCGCTCGATGCTCAACGAGCTATCGCAGGACGGCAGCGCCGTCGGTGACGTGTTCGAGGAAGTCGCAGGAACCTCGTTCAAGGACTTCATCGCCGCTGGTGGCGATACCGAGGAAGCACTGCAGTATCTCCACGAGCACGCCCAGGACACCGGGGTCGGCATTAGTGACCTGTTCGGTTCCGTCGAGGCCGGTAACGCCGCCCTGGCGCTCTCTGGCGACAACGCAGAAGGCTACGCCGAGAACATTCTCGCAATGGCCGACAGCGCCGGCGCGACCGAGGCCGCGTTCGATCAGATGGATCAAGGGTTCGAACGAACCTGGGAGAACCTCAAGATCGGGCTCACCGACTCGGCGATGGGATTCGCCGAGGAACTCGTCCCCGCGCTGACCGACCTCGGTGGCATCCTGCAGGACACCCTTCCTGGGGCACTGAGCGGACTCGCAGAAGGCTTCAACGCTGCTATGCCAGCGGTGACCGGCCTGATCGGTTTCATGGCCGAAAACGAATGGGTACTGCCAATGATCGCCGGTGTGATCGGCGGCGTGCTTGTGGCTGCTATGGGCATCTGGACGGCGTCTGTCATCGCGAACACGATCGCGCTGCTCGCGTGGCCGGCTACGTGGATCTTCCTCGCCATCGTTGCCGCGGCGGCGCTGCTCGCCGCCGGGATCATTCTGCTCTGGCAGAACTGGGACACCTTCACGGCGTTCCTGTCCTCCACCTGGGACAGCGTGATCAATGGGGTGCAGTCCGGGCTCTCGGCCTTCGGTGCTTTCTGGTCCTCGATCTGGTCGAGCATCATGTCGTTCCTGTCGAATCTCTGGTCCGGACTCTCGACATGGTTCACGTCAATGATCTCCGGCGCCCTGTCGGCCGTGCGCGGATTCGTGTCCGGATTCGCGTCGGGCTGGAACGCGCTCTGGTCCTCGGTCGGGAATTTCCTCCGGTCAATTATCTCGACCGCGATGGCTTTCTTCACGTCCATCGTCCAAGGCGGGATCTCGACCGGCCGGGCGATCGTGTCCGGATTCGTCGGTTTCTGGTCCGGCGCTTGGTCCGGGATCCTCGGATTCCTCACCGGCGTCGGCTCGAACATTCTCGGTTTCCTGTCCTCGACCTGGTCGAGTCTCTACGACAATGCCATCGGCACGGTCGGCGATCTCATGTCCTACATGGGCGAGCTTCCCGGCCGAATTACCGGCATATTCAGCGACGCCGGCTCATGGCTGGCCGATGCTGGTCGGCGGATCATCGACGGGTTTATCGACGGAATCACCGGCGCGTTCGGCGCCGTCCGGGAAACCCTCGGCGGGCTGACCGACATGCTTCCCGACTGGAAGGGACCGGCCGCACGCGATGACGTGCTGCTATACGGTGCCGGGCAGCTGGTCATCGGCGGGTTCGAACGAGGACTCGAGGACGAATATTCGTCCGTGAAGAACAGCCTCAACCGGTTCACCGCCGACATTCCGAAGGCAGCGCAGCAAGCCTATTCGGACGTCAGCGCAGCGCCGGCCGCTGGTGGCGGGATCACCGTCAAGGGCCCGCTCGTCGAGGTCGCTGAAATGGTCGTCGACTCGGACGACCGCACCAAGAAAGTCGCTCAAGAGCTCTGGACCCGCGCCTCGCGGGCCGACCGCTCGAAGGGCGCCGTCAACCTGGGAGGGGTCGTTACGTGAGCATGATCTACGCAGGGGTCGACACCGTCACGCTCGCCGGGGTCACGGTCACTCTCAACGAGTGGCCGTCCCTCGGCGGACTGGAAATCGAGTCGAACGAAACCCCCGGGCAGCACGGCCGATCGTTCGCCGGCGCCACCCGGACCGCGACACAGTTCGAGTTCGATGTCCTCATCGAAGGCGACACCCCCGAGCAGGCCGGGCAGCGGCGAGACAGTTTCGTCGCGCTGCTGGATCCGTCCCGGGGTCCCCGCCCGCTGGTCCTCGAGAACGACGGTGACTGGGAATTCTCAGACGTGCTGGTGGCCGGTGAAATCAACTGGCCGCGGTTCACCTGGGACCACGGTCTCGGTTTCAGCTTCCGCGCAGACGTGACGCTCGAGACCCAGGCCGACCCGTCCGCCCGCGAGGCCAACCCCCAGCAGGTTTCAGTCGGTCTCTCGCGGACGTTCACCCTCGATCGGGGCAACACGTCGGCCTATCCCCGGATGACCTACCAGGTATCCAGTGGGGCCGGCGGCAGGGACGTCACCATCACGATCGGCGACTTCGCCGTCACGATCGACGGTGGCGCCGGCGCCGGGGAGATCCTCGACCTCGACTGGGATGCCATGGAGTTCTACCGGACAGACCAGAACGGTCGCCGGCTGGGATCCCTGGTCAATCAGATGAGCACCTTCGATCGTCCGAGGCTCCGGCAGGGCGAGCCTGTAGAGATTACGCGCACTTCGGGAGCGACCAGCGCGACGCTGTTCCCGAACGCTAGGAGAATTTGACATGTGGAACGACCGCTTTTCCTGGACCGGTGAGACCCCCGCGAACTACCCAGGGCTGAACCCTGTCGCGCTGGGTCGAATCACCGACACCGGCGGCGGTGAGTACAACGACGCGATCGACGATTCCCGTCTCTGGACCTATGTCGCCGACGGCTCTGCGATCTGGTGGGGCCGCGACGAGGGTCCGTTCGGGATCTCCATGCGGATCAACTACCAGGCGCCGACCACCGAGCAGGGCCGGCTACAACTCGACAACTTCGACGGCATGTGGCCGACGTCGGGCCGGGTCCTCGCCGGGCTCTGGGTCAAGCAGTCGTTCACCATGACGTTCAATCCGCTGTTGGACACCCGCGCCACCGACCCGTTCATCTACCTCTCGACCACCGGTGGAAACGGGGAGGTTCGGCACCAGGTCTACTCGGCCGGCGGCGCGCTGCTGCTCGACCAGTATGAGTCGGCGATCCCCTGGACGCAGACCTCGGATTGGTACTACGTCGCCATGGTGGTCGACCTCGACGCGAACACTTCCCGCGTGGTGTCTGTCCACGAGGACGGGCGCACCTGGATCGGGCCGGAACGTTCATTCTCCGGCACCCCGAACGGCGGATCCTCGGCGAACCTCGACGTGTTCAGCCTTCGGCACGCGAACTACTGGGAGCGCGGTTTCTTCGACGAGGTCACGATCGCCCACCCGTCGTCGGACTTCGACCTCACCGCTTTCGTCGAGGACATGGGCCGCGGGCAGTGGGCCGACGGGCAAGAGAACCCGGGCAATCACAGCGATTTCACGGTGACCGATCTCGGCATCACCGCGGCATCGTCGGGCCGGTTCCGCACCGGCGCCGAGCGGGTCGCCTGGGAACAGCCGGCCATCGTCGAAGGCGCACCCTCCGGCGCGATTGCCTATCTCTCGACCGACGGCGGACAGACCTGGGATTCCCAGCCTGTCGCCGACTTCCCTGACCAGTTCGACGGGCTCATCCGATGGGAGATCCCGCTCGGCGCCGGGGAGACCTTCACCGGTCTCACGGTCGAAGAAAGCCAAGTACCACCGCCGACCCTTGAGCCGATCGCAGATGTGACGCTGCTGCAGGGTGAGCTCGGCACGGTCACCCTGGCACACGAGATCAGTGGGCCGGCGGCGTGGAGCGTCACCAGCCCGGACGTGATCGCCGTGTCACGCACCGACGATGTTCTGTCGCTGGCCGCTGGGTTCGACACCGGCGCCGGCACGGTCACCGTCACCCTCACCGACGAGTTCGGCCGCGCCGTTTCCCGGTCGTTCGAGGTCGAGGTCACGCCGCGCGCCTGGGAAGCCGGCCCACCGCCGGTCTACCCTCACACCCCGATCATTCTCTGGGACGAGAACGAACCGACCGCCGTGCTCATCGACCCGAAAGCGGCCTGGGTCAACCGTGAGCTCAACGGGTCCGAGACGTTCGAGCTCACCGTCCCCGCCACACACAAGCACGCTCACCTACTGGTGAACGAGCGGATCATCGAAGTGGCCGGGGAACGGTACTGGATCCGGCGCGCCACGGTCGAGCGTGAAGGCCGGTCGACGGTGCTGCAGGTCTACGCCGAGGCGCGCTTCTATGAGCTCGCCACCGCCGGCGAGGTCACCGCCCGGGAATGGAACCAGGTCTCGGCCGGTCGGGTCATGGAAACCGCGCTGGCCGGCACGGGTTGGACTGTCGGTGTGGCGAACGTGACCACCCGGCGCAGCTACTCGACCGAGGACACGAACCCGCTCGAGCTGCTTCGCACGGTGCAGGAGAATCACGGCGGCGATCTCGTGTTCAACGGCAACGCCCGGACGGTGTCGCTGGTGACGCAGTCGGGTCGAGATAACGGTGTCGCTTTCTTCTATGGGCGCGGTCTGAGTAACGCGAAGCGGGTCGTCGATACGACGTCGCTGGTCACTCGGATCTATGCGCGCAATGAGGAAGGTCTCAGTATCGACGAGGTCAACAACGGCCGAACTTACGTCGAGGACTATTCCTACACGGATGAGCTGCGCACCGCGGTCTATCGGTTCAAGTCCGGGACGGCGCCGGGGACCATGTTGTCGATGGTTCAGGCGACGCTCGCGAACCGGTCCCGGCCGGATTATTCCTATGAGGTCACGGTGAACGACCTCTCGGCGCGGACCGGGGCCGACATGGATCGGTTCGATGTCGGCGACCGGGTCACCGTGGTCGATCAGGAACTAGGGATCAACGACACGCAGCGGATCGTTCGGCTCGAGTATGACGTGATCCGACCATGGGCCTCGGAAGTGACGCTCTCGGCGCGGCTGCGCGAGACGGGTTCGTCGGACTCTGACGATTCCGGCACGCTGCAGACGGGCGCCGGGGTCGAGACTTTCGACCTGGTCCCGTTCAATCTGCTGCTCAATGCACGGTTCGACAACGGGCTCGCCCACTGGGCGAACTCAGGTGTGGAGGTCGTCGACTCGACCAATGGCACCGGCGACTATGCGGTCCGGTTCGCTGGGTCCGGCACCCGCTGGATTGAGCAGACGATCCAGACCGACAACCGCAACGCGTTCGCGCTGTCGTTCGATCTGAACACGCGCGGGCCGTCGGGATGGGAACCGGATATCAGGGTCGAGGCCGAGGTCACTTATGAGGACGGATCTACCGAGGTTATCGAGCTGGAATTGAGCTAGAGGGGGTCGCGGTGAAGTCCGTCATTAGGGTCAACAGTCGACCGGCGAAGGTCAAGATCCGCGCCTCGGTCCGTGGTCTGCCATCCGATGCCGAGGTCGAGGTCTCCGATCTCATGCTGCAGCCCGGCAACTCGGTATCGGGTTGGCTCCCCCACGTGACAGAACTGCCCTGGTCTGCAGGAGTGAGCGAGGAAACCGCGATGTATCCATCGACGAACCTGTCGGCGATCAACTCGCGCGTGAGCGATGTCGAGAACGGTCTGTCCTCGATGAGCAGCGAACTCGCCGAAGTGCAGGACCAGCTCGGCGACGTCACGGGCGATTGGGAGAGTCTGCACGATTACGTAGCGAACGATTGGCAGGCGGGAGACGGCGCCGGCTCGAGCTTCTATCTGCGAGCGCAGCGGGTCGGGAAAGTCGTGAACATGCTCATGCGAACCCGGCGCGGTTCGAGCCCGGTGATCACCGAGTCACTGCCCGAGAAATTCCGATCCGCACGGCAGGAAGTGCTACCGGTGTGGCTGCAGATCGACAGTGATCCGCTCGCGATCCTCATGGAGAACAGCGGGTCGATGACTCTCTGGCCGACGGGGACGGCGAACTCGGTGTCCGATGGATCTCTAGGGAACTTGATTCTGAGAACGTCTTACTTCGCGGAGAATCCATGAGGTTGCAGCGGCCGCTCTACGCGCAGAAACCAATCGAGCAGATCCGGCTACGCATCGTCGGCCGGGACATTCCCGCCGGCGCCGAGCTCGAGGTCACCGATGTACAGCTGCAGCCCGGCGAGGAAGCCACCGGGGTCGGTGTCAACGTCCGCGAGGCCGGCACCACCGCCGGCGGCACTCATTGGCGTAACGGCGTCGTTCACGAGGGTATGGAAGTCCTCGCCCTGGCGAACATCGACCGTGCGACACCGGTCCGCATGGAGGTCCTCAACGCCCGCGCCGACACCCGGATCGGTTCATACCGGTTCGGCACCCCGCCGGCCGGCCGGGCCCACGTCGACGGCCGGACACACTCGGCGTCGGCAGGGTGGGGCCGGCCACCGATCATCACCGAGCGCTCGGACCTCTACCTCACCACGATCGAGGCCGAGGGCCGGGCACATCTACGACTGCAGTGGGAGGAACGGCAACCATGAGCGAGCGGGTTTGGGTTTGGGTCGGCCACATGGGACTAGGGAACCGGATTCGGCTCGTCCTGGACCAGTACGGCGACCGACTGACCGACGTCTCGATCTTCGGCTGGTCGGTCTCGGCCACCGGTGAGCTCACCGAGACGTTCGACCCGAACCAGCTCGACCAGTACCGGGAGAAATGGCCTCACATTCGCTGGTGGGGATGCTTCCGCAACATGGACGATCCGAACGACGGGCCGCGGGCGATCTTCGACGCGCTGCGCGACTCGGCCGGCGCCCGGTCCCGGCTGGCCGATCAGGTCGGGACGATGTTCGACGACTACCCGTGGCTCACCGGGGTCGATATCGACCTCGAGTCCGGCGGCGACACCCGGTCGGCCGAGTCCGAGCTCATCTTCGAGGCCGTCGTCGATCGGGCTCACGATCGCGGGAAGCTCGCCGGCGCCGCCCTGCCACCGCTTACCGCCACCGGTTCCGTCGGTGGCGAGAATTGGGTCCGCTACGCGCAGCTCGGCGCCATGCTCGACGTCGTCGAGATCATGTCTTACGACTTCGCCTGGTCTGGGTCCGCGCCCGGCCCGATCTCCCCTGGTTTCTGGATGGAGGACGTCTATAACTGGGTGACTTCCCAGGTGACGGCCTCGAAGGTTTACATGGGGGTCCCGCTCTATGCCTACTACTGGCGTCTGCACAACTACCCGCCCGAGCTGGGCAACACCTGGCGCGGAATCTCCGGCACCTACTATTCGTTTTGGCAGCAGTTCACCGGTGTCACCCCCTGGTATTCCGAGGACGTGCAGCCTAACGCCGGATGGCTGGTCTACCGGGATCCCGAATCCCGATCCATGTGGGGATTCCTCGGCGCCTACGATTGGCTCGAGCCGGGAATGTGGGAGGACAACAGCCGGATCGAGCGGGACCGGTTCGCCGGCAAGAACTACGCCGTGCGCTACGGGCTCCCCGCCGGCTCTCCCCAGTGGTCTCTAGCGGACAACAGCGCGCAGGAGTCCTACGCCGATTATCAGCTGCACCCCCAGCCGATCATCGACGTCAATGGCAACCGGGCCGGCCCATTCCGCGGGTTCACGCTGACGCTGGAAATGCTCAAGCGCGAGCCGGTGGCCGCGACGATCATCGACGATTACGCCACGTCGGACCAGCAGCTCGGATCGGTCTACACCCGGCCCGACGGTGCTGGGTCGTGGGAACACGTCGACGTCACCGATGCCTATAAGCAGTACCGCGGATCCGGCCGGCTGCAGTTCAACAACGGTTTCGGATCCCAGTCGCTCTATGTGCAGGGCCGGGCCCAGTTCGCGACGGCTGGGACGTTCAGCGTCTACTCTCAAGGGTTCGAGGCCGAGCTGCGCAACGATGGCCGACTTCGGCTGTTGCGCGACGGGACCGTCCTCGAGACGGCACAGGTTGCCTCACGCGGCGTTGGTTTGACGGCGCAGGCCGGACAGGCCGTCCTCGGTCTGCGAGTCCGGGAGAACAGTGCACGCGTCTACTTCGCCGTGTCCGAGGAAGGTCGAACCCCGAACGTCATCGAGGTCACCGACACCACCCCGCCCGGCGGGCCCACCGGCTACGACGCCACCGCGACCGTATGGCTCGATCACTGCTACCTCGGCGACGGCTGGTGGTATATGCCGCGTGAAGCCGTTGAGGTCACCGTGAACGGGTCCTCGCAGCTCATGGGCCGATACCAGCGGGAGGACGTCACCTGGGACGACAGCAACCGTTTCCGGCCCGACGACGACATCGACGAGTGGGAGACCCGCGCGGACCAGTGGACCGAGTACAGCGTCCTCGATTGGGGATATGAGCACTGGGTCGGCGTTCCCCTCGAGCTCGGCGAACAGGCCGACATGCAGGTCGTCCCGACCGATCACGACGTCTGGTGGGGACGGATCATCGCCTTCGACCAGGACGGCGGGATCATCGCCTATTGCAACGACGCTCAAGCCGTCGTCCATTGGCGATCGCGCGCCGAACACGATTGGGGATTGGCCGGCGTCGCCGCGTGGTCCTTGGGTCAAGAAGATGTCCGCATGTGGGATTACTTCGCCGCCGGCGAGTTCCCGGCCGAGAATAAGAGATTGGACGAGTGAACCCCGATGAGATGGTCCCGCGCACGATCGACAGGGCACGATCCCCACACACGGAAGCACGGTGAGCGATGATGTCGCACACACAGATAATCCCCCCACGGCCGAAGCCACCCGAGCAGCGGACGATTTCGAACCTGCTGCACTGGTTCCTCGCCCACGCGCGACGCTGGATCCCGGTGCTGCGCTGGTCTGTGAGGCACCCCCGAGGCGGCGCCGCTCTGTTCTGGCGCCTGGTCAATGAGCCGAAGGGGATCACCCTGCTCGTGTTCGCCGGCTACCTGGTGCTCACGTGGGGAGGGGCCTCGGCGCTGTTGGATCCGCCGAACACCGTCGAGAACGCGGTCGGTGTCGTCGGCATGTTCCTACTGTCTGTCTCGTTCGTCGCCGGTGGTCTCATCGGTGCGCTGACCTGCCTTCCCGGCTGGAATTGGCTCGAGCGCGGCGGCGTGCTGCTGACCGGATTCGCCGGGCTGCTCTATTGCGGTCTGGCGCTCTACCTCGGCGCCACCAGTTCGGGGAACCGGGACCTACAGGTGAGCCTCATTCTGTTCGCCGTGCTCATGCTCGCCGGCCGGGCACTGTGGATCTGGAATCGGCCCTACGCCCGGCGGCGGGATGAGAACACCGACGAATAAGGAGCGTGGCCGATGAGCCCGGAACTAATCACGGCCCTTGTCGCCGGCCCATTGGGCGCTATCGCCATCAAGCTATTCGACTGGATCCGCGACTGGACCAAGGGACGGATGGACCAGGCGCAGAAGGTGCAGCGCCGGCTCGACCGGGAGACTTCCCGCCGGCGGGATACCGAGAGTGCTCTGCACGCTGCGCGGCTCATGCTGATCGGCATGGGCGCGGACCCCGACAGCATTCCACCGATGCCGAAGAACGACGACCAGTAACGCACCACCAACCCAGGACCCCCAGGCGATCGCGCCGGGGGTCATTTTTATGACCAGGAGGAATCTCGTGTCTCTGCTCTCCCCCGCTGTTACTACCTCGTGGCAGCCTTCCGCGAATCACACCGCCGGCAACTTCGACAAGGAAGTCATCCT